GCTGCCAGTGCTGCAGATTCCCAAGAGGGAGCAAACTGCTTCTGCATTTCAGGAGTTTCTGCTACATTAGAAAGGGCAAGCTTAGAAAGATAATCTGTCCCTGCACCAATCCCTGCACCAGTGGCTACTTTTGTTACCAAAGTTTTACCAATAGCAGCAGGTAATTTAAGCCCTAATAGGTTTACAGCACCCATTACTTCGCCACCAATAGAGGCATTAAGTCCAGACTCCCCTGCATTAAGCATCTCCCCTTGAACATCAAAAGGACTTGTTGTTAATGTAGCAGGAAGGGCAGGTAAACTAGCTGCCATAGAGATAAGTTTACCTCCAAAAGACTGGTCTTTTCCTATGGCTGCTGCCTTAGCTTTAAGTCTTTTTGCATCCTCTTCAAAGTAGTCAGAGACATCCGTGGTATGTTTTACATCTCCAGTAAATAACTGCTCTGGTATTGCTCCTAATTTAGATAGTCCAGCCAGACCCCCAGCAATTCCACCTAGAGCACCCGCTACCCCAGCTATAACATCTTCTCTAACAGTGGTACTTTTTGGAGTTACTTCTGAGAATCCATCCGGAATATCAGATACTTCTGAAAATCCATCAGGGATATCTTTTACCTCAGAGAATCCTTTTGGAATGTCAGTTACTTCTGTAAAACCTTTTGGAATATCCATAATTAATCTTTCTTAATTGTTCTACCATTGGGTAATTTATATAAATTAGGTCCTACAACTTGAGTACCTTTTGGTAATCCAGCTAGATTAGGATCAGCTTTAGTTGGTGCTGCTGCTCCCGATTCTGGATAGGTACTCTCAGCCTGTACCACTGCTGTTCTGGTATTCTTCACATTCGCGTCTGGAATAAGTCCACCAGACTGTGCTATTTCTACAGAACTCAAATCCTTCAATATAGCAATAGCCACCTTTCGGTCTGCATCAGATGTATTAGGATTCTCAGCGATTTTAGCCCATTTCTCCTTTATTTGGGCAGTAGTCTTACTAGCATTAGCAGCAATAGCTTCTTTAGAAGAAGCTGCTGTATTAGCGATCCTTTCCCGAGAGGCATCACTAGCTGCACTTCTCTGAGTCTCAGCAGTCTGTTGTTGATCAATTTCACCCTTCTTAGTCTGAGTAGCTGGATCAGCAAGAGAAGCTGTACTAGCAAGGGAATACCTATGGTTCTTCACTTCATCCTGAAACTGCTGTCTTCCTTCAGGAGAAACATCATACTTCGCTAGCGCCTGTTGAGTGGCAGTATTATACTTATCCATCTCTTGTTTTGCTTCATCTGGGGGGAGATTGCTAGTAGCGTCAGATAAATGGTCTCTTGCTCTAGCAAAGGCAGTCTTCATATCTCCACCAGACTGAAGAACATCAGTAATAATCCCTAGATTCTCAACAGAAGTTTTTTGTGTATCAGCATGGGCTTTAGCTAGTGCTTCTTTTGGAATTCTATCTATAGCTTGTTTTGTTACCATAGCTCTCTGCTGAGCATTAAGGTTTTGAAGCCCCTGCTTTTCATCAGCCTGCCCTTGTAAATTAGCTATCCGCCCTGTCTCAGCAGTATTCTGAGATTGTTGTACAGCAGAAGGAGTCATTTGGTTATAGCGGTCTAGATTAGCTTGTTTTTGAGCTGTATCAGCTAATGAACTTGCTTGATCACTTGCAAACTTCTGACCCTCATAAACACCAGCTAATGCTCCAGTGTTTCCCCTATCTCTAATAATATCTTCTAAAGCCATTATGCTTTCCCCGCATTTAAACCAGCAATAGAACTAAACAAAGGTTTAACAGCACCTTGTCTAGCATTCTGGATTGCTGCTGTATTCGTTAAGTACTGTTGCTGTGCTCCTGGAAGGTATCTACTATAACCAGCCTGTACATCTCCATTCATATTAGCCATAAGAATTGGTAGAGTACCAGTATGACCACTTTGTGCCATCCGTTGACTTGCTGCAGCATATCTATCAGCTTGTCCAGGAGCATATTGTTGTTTATACTCATCGAAGGTAAGAGGCTTCATACCTTTATTAATTCGATCTAGTTTATGAGCATCATATGATCTTTGTAGATAGTCTGCGCCACCACCAAGAACCTTCAGTAAGCTGCCCTTAGGCATATTATCATTCCAAGCACCTTTAGCGGTATCATATAGACCAGCCAGACCTCCCCGCTTAAGTGTTTCATCAGGTAGTTGATTTTGTAGAATACTACTAGATGTAGTCCCATCTGGTGCATTTACAGCATGTGCAGAGCTATTAAATCCACCAGCATCAGCACCATCACCAGTATCAGGAGTAGTAGCAGCACCAGCATTATCTAGATTAGAAATAGGAGCAGGAGCAGCACCACCGTTAGTATCTCCAATAGGAGTTGGGGTTGAAGTAGTTGGATTACCATAAGCAGACTGAGCTAATGGAACCTGAGTAGCTTGTGGACTATTACTTCCTATATTCTGAAGAGAAAAGTCATCGAATTCAGAAGGTACCGCTGGATTAACAGAAGCTCCCTGTGCTGCTGATGTATAGGGGTTAGGATCTGTTAAACTAGACAAAGAGAACCCAGTACCATCAGAAGCTCCATTTACAGCACTAGTAGCTAGATCACCGCCACCAGTAGGTGCAGGGGTAGCTGGAGTATCTAGAGGAGTACCTGTAGGAGCAGACACATCTCCCAGACCATAAGTAGAGGCCCCACTAGTAGCATCTGCTGCGGTGGTAGCACCTCCAAGAGAACCAGACTCAAAAGCAGTAGGGGCAAAGTCAGCACCACCTTGGGCTGCTAGCATACTATTTACTGTGTCTCCTGAGGCCCCTACTGCTGCACCGGTAGCACCATCAAAAGCTCCACTAAGGAAACCCCCAATTGCCGCACCACCAGCACCCATAAGGAATCCCTGGCCAAAGGAACCTCCTCTAGCAGATGCTAGGAGACCTCCGGCAAGCCCTGCACCAATAACACCACCAATAAGACCAGCTGTAATACTGACACCAGCAATAGTACCAAGTACTGCCGAACCAAAAACAGCAGTTCCTACGGCTGTACCAATAGCAGCCCCTACAACACTTACAACAGCACTAACAACGAAAGCCATTATGTTTTCCTTTCAAGTAATTTGTGATACTCAGTATAAGAGGCTACACATAGTTCTTTTTCAATATCATCTATTGTTTTAGTCTTAACGTCTTCAACTGCATGTAGTGTTAACCACATCGTTTCTTTAAGAGCATAAGCTACTTTCTTTCTTCCAATTTTACTTACAAAGACACTACCGGGTTTAGTAATATGCCTATGGCCATCCTCTGTAGTTACTATCAAATCCCCATAGACCATAATATCAAGAGTCTCAGTAAGATGAACAGCTCCGGTTAGGGTAGCCCCTTCTGGTATAATAATCTGTCTTAGATATAAACCGTCTGCAAAATAGTGCTCTGTTTTACAGTCAGTCTGGGGTAGTTGTAGTAGGGTATCCTCTATGTCTTGAAGCTTCTTCTGAATGCCATTTAAACTCGTCTGGGAGGGCGTAGTGAGGTCATACATCTATAAGGTACCCCATACTAAGTTCATCAATATAAGTTTCATCAGAGAGTCTTCTGGAATCTACTAGAGTTCCCTCAGTTTGAAAACCAGCCTTATTAAGTATCTTCCAAAGACTAGGGCAAGTATTGCGTATCTCTATCTTATGGATATCACACTTCTCTTTATACATGGTAAGGGTCTCCATTAGAAGACGAGTAATCTTATTAGATTTAGCACCATCTCCTGGTAGAATGGTCATCTGAAGTGTGTATGGAGTCTTATCCATAAATAAAAGAGAAACATTATCTTGGTATGTAATTAAGATTAAACCATTTAGACAAGCTTCCTCAATATGCTCTACTAGCTCTTCTTTTGTCTTTCCCCAAAGAAGAAGCTCTTCAAGAATTTCTCCATCTACTGACTCAAGAGACTCTTTTACATGCTGTGGTAAGTCCATTCCATAAAACATTTCCATACTAGGTCCCTTTAATTTATTCTACTCGAACACTCCATATTGCTGCTACTGGATCAACTGCTGATCCACTTGTATTATGAATCCTGATAGTTACTGTATTTGCTGCACTTACATAACCACACCATACTAGACCTGCTTCAATAGCAGCAGGAGGACCTAGCTTTACTGTTGCTCCTACCACTGCTCCTATAACAGTTACTGTTAATGCTGCAATAGCATTTGCTGCAATAGAACTAAAATCTAAACTAGCAGTAGCATATAATGTATGAGTATGTAGAGTAGTGGTTCCTCCATCAGTAAGATCAGTCCACTTAGCTATATCAAACGAACCAATAGTGGTATACTGTGTACTAGTTAAATGGTATCTTTCACTAGTAGAACCACCTTGTATTCCTTTAAGGTCATTATGTAGGTATGTAGTAATGTTAGTATTAATCCTACTAATTGCATCATGTACCGTATTAAACCAAGTATTAAGAATTCCCTTATCCGTATTATCTGCATTTGGAGGTGGGGGAACCCTAACAAGATTAGCCATTAATGATCTCCAATTGAGTACGTGATTTCAAGTGCTTCAAGTCTTCTAGGGGAATTGTGTGTATATTCTAATTCCCAAGCCCTTCGTCTAGCCCTACCAGACCGCATAAAATATGGGCGATCCCCAGCATTTAGAATCTTGTCCTTAGACCAAGTGGTATAATCATCATCACTCCAACGAAGAATATCACTATGCTGGCAAGAATCTCCCACAATAGTAGTCTGTTGAAAGAACTTATAACTATCTGTATCAAAGTCCTGCTTAGATAATCTGATTCTAGCAGTAATCTCAGAATCGAAGTCATTATACACTAATGGATCGTATTTGTACAGTTTTCCATCAGTTGCATGTTGAACTACCATAATGCCATTAGCATCACAGAAAGAGACAAAAGGCATCATGTGTCCATTGTATTGCCACTCACACCACATGTTTTCTTCTAGATCATAGACGAATGTTTTATCTGCAGTAGGAAGATTAAGAATGTATAAGATATGACCAACCATCCTAATACCATGTCCAGTAATCCTTTCACTAGGAACTTCTAGATCAATAAATTTCTCAATATATTCTGTTGAAACCTCCCTAGGAGAAGAACCATCCATACGCCATATAGAATGCCCAGCTAGCTCTGAATCCCCAATATACATAATAGTACGTTCTGTCTGTAGTATAGCAGAAGCACTCATTGTACCTGTCTGCTGTACGAGTTGCTCATATCTATCAAGAGGAGAGGTAACTCCAGTAGTGACTTGATTAGCCTTTGCATAATTATACATAAACTCTGTAGAGTCAGTACCAAAAGCAACTACATAGTTATTCTGTCTGGCTAATCCTACAATAGGATCTGGATAACTTTCTGCACTAGCAAAATCAAGGGGACTCCAACTAAATACAGAAGTTAGTCCAGAGTTATAGATATCAATGGAATTATCCTTAGCAAGGAATAGGTATCCATCCATCTCTACTGGAGAAGGTCTATGTGGGGAAGGGAATCCACCATATTGACCTTTGTATGTCCAAGAAATTCCCCCATCTACTGTAGTATCCCCAATACCCGTTACATTCCAAGTTGGTTGAGTCGCCCCAGCAGGTCCAGTAACTTTAGTAGCTTTAAAGTATTCTCCTGTTTCTGTTATAGGGATAATCTCCTGATTTAAAGCATAAGTAGTACCTGCTATCCAATGGGAAGGACCAGCATAAACCCCATCATATCTCCAAACTACCCCATTGTCATTAGTAGTAGAAACCCCAGCTGTTGTAGTGACCCAAGCAGGTTCTGTAGCACCAGTAGTGCCAGCAGTAGTACAGGTAAACCAACTTCCATGAGCAACCTTAACACGACGATCTCCTGCTTCTACAATAGTATCAGAAGCCCATTCTAAATAACGGGTATCTACACGAGTAACTGTATTAGAAGAATCAATAACCCAAGCATCAATACCATCAGCTAGAAACATAGCTGGGTTACTGAAATCATCTGTATTAATAAACTGGGTAGCCCCACAAGGTAATGTAGACGTACTCAGAACCTGTTTAGCAGTAGTTCCCATATAAAGGGTATTACCAAATACAGACCATACTGCCCCATTGAAATACCAAGTACCTCTACCCTCAGAAGCAGTACCTGCTGGATTAGAGTAAATAATAGTTCCGGGACGTTTTACACAGAAGAACTTTTTAGTGTCTGTTACAGTGTTCTTAGTTGTCTCAAAGATATAGTTCAGAAATCTCTGATCTTTGTCTTGGTTTGTTGCGCGTTGTTGGGCATTGCCTACCAAAGGAACACGGATGTTCTTTCGGAAGGGTGCCATCCGTTCCCGTCTTGGCATATATTAATACTTTCTATAATCTGGAGTTATCCAAAAACTACCCTCTTCTGTCCCGAATCCAAGAGCACTTTCTTTAAGCATACCTGCTTCTTTAATGAGTTGGTTTCTATCTTCAATAATAATACCATACTCACCAGCAAGTCTAGTAGCTAGCCCATACTTAAGAGCCTCATACCATTCCTGTGGGAAATCTGGAGTATCTGTAGATACATCAAAATCCTCAAAGGGTTTCTGGTAGGTAAATCTAATCTGTTTATAAGTTACAGAAGTTGAGTCTGCTGGAGGGAATACATATAAAGTACCAGAATCCCGTTGGGGATCATAATAAATTTGAATGGGTTGTCCACTGACTACCTTATTACCAAGACGAAGATACTCATCCTTTGTAATAATCCGCATAGGAATATCTATATTAGAATTAGTATCATGTAGAACAGCTTGTAGTACCTTAAGTGGTTTTGGGATATTAATAGTCTGCCCAATACCAAAGGTATAACTTACTGTCCCTAGAGTCAGAGGAAGAAAATAATCAGTACGTGCCCATAGGGGCATTCCATCAGCCTCCCATGACTTCACAAGCATATTTAAGGCTACAGCAGCCTCGTTAACCTGATCGACAGATGGTGTCTCTCCTACACCCAATGCACCACATAAACGCAGTGCTCCTTTAATT